TCTTCAATAGAACCTGCTTTAAACAATTTACCAAACAAGGGAGGATTCTTCGCTTGTTTCTCTGCATTGTCAACATCACTTACGGCTCCCATCCATCTACCAATGTCACCAGACATTTGTTCAATATCTCTACCAACAGCAAATCCTTGCTTAATTGCAGAAAAAGCTTTCGAGGCAACACCTACGGCTAATGAAATAGTTACTGGATCCATTCCCAGATTATATCACAGGTTATTTAGGTTTGTTACCCCTCGTAGCCGCTACTGTATTAATTCGATATATATTTACATCGTTTCTATCATCAGCAATGTTTTCTTGTAGAGCCTGTCTTTGTTGAGCTAAATCATAAGCCTGTTGTAACTTGGCTTGATCAATCTGAAAATTCATTTGATCGTTCTGTGCTTTTCTTTGTAACTCAGCCGTATCATTCTCAAGCTCTTTCTTTCTAATCTCAACTAATGGATCAGTCTGTTGCTGTGGCTGTAGAGATGGCATTACCTCTTTTAGAATCTCACCAACCTGCTGTGCAATTGCTGCTTCAACAGCATCTGGATCTAGTTGAGGTACAGGCTGACCAGATAATTGTGCCGCTTTGATTGACTCTTCAAAGAATTTAACCACCTGATCACGAGCCATCATACCAATATGTTCCTGTGTATGAGCCTGTAACATCACAAATGTTTGTGGATTTATCTGTCCAGCTGGAGTTGATAAGAAGGATATGTGTGCTCTGACATGTGCTTCATGATCTTGTTGCTGAAATACCTGTATAGGCATCCCTTTCATAGCATTTCCGTTCTCGGTTGCTGGATCTACAGGCTGTGGTTGCATCGGAGGAGGTAAAATACCCTCAATATTCTTAATATCCAAAGCATCATACATTCTTCTATACGCTTCATGCACATTATGTATCTGTGGTGCAGCTTGAGCTAGTTGTAACTGTGTCTGTGCAAGTGATAATCGCTGTGCCATAGAGAAAATGTTCGGATCTGACACTGGAAGTATGTCCACACGACCATCAAAGTCCTTTTGCATAGTCTCTGGAGGTACATTTCCAACAAAATACGGGTATGGAACTGGATTTTCACTAAAAATCTCCGCTAACATGCGAAATTCTTGCTTTTGAGCGTAATGTAGACGCTTATGTATGCTCGAAATGATCTTTGAACCCTGTTCTATCAGTGCAACAGTCGTTCCAACAGGTGCTTGAGAGTTTACATCCGCTGTTTTTGCGTCTGCAACCTGTGCAAATCGTCTACCAGAGTCAACAACCACACCCAAAAGCTGTGCCAACGTGGCTGACGGCTCTTTATATGGTAAAGGTATAATAGAATTTTTTAAATCTCCACCCGGTACATCAATATCTCTAAACTCACCAGGATTCAAAGGATCATCATCATTACGGATACGAACACCCCTTGCTTTAAAACCAGCTGGTAGGTTCGATAATGTACCCGCATCAATTAATTGTCTTAGAATAGAAGTCGCAGCACGAGAAAGACCTCCGATTGTGTGCAGTAACCCGAAACCATAAAATCCAAATCCTGGTAAAAATTTAAAATGTGTAAAATACTGACGTTTCCTCTTTAATGGGTCTTGTTCTCTAAAGTTTCTAGAAATCGATAACACTTTTCCAGACCCTTGATCAAGGGTGACAATATAAGGCAACATAACGCCCGAAGGATTCCCCTCCATATCCTTGTCTTCAAAACCTTCCAAGTCCAAGTCAACATGGCATTCCAATAAGGTGTAAGAGTCATCAGAATAGTTAGGGCGTAATCCCAACAACTCATCAGCACGTTCTTGGATAGCTCCTTCGTCTTCACCATCGCTCGCTTCAGATAATTCAACATCTCTATAAACTCCTGCTACTTGTAGTTTGCGAATATCATTATTCGTCATTCTAACTACATGAGTAACCCTCTCCGCTGTTCTTAAATCACTAGCCGAATATGGAACAACCATATCTTCTGCTGGTACAAACTTGGAAACGGCTCTCTGTTTGGTTTCATCAAAATAAATCTTTTTAAACGTAGATCCAGTAAGTGGTAAATAAAATAACATCTGATCAGTATCTTGATCAAACTCCTCCATGATCTCAGTAATCTGATAATTCATGAAATCTTCTACACGCTGTGCCTGTGCCTCAGTCTCCTGTGTCGGAGTTCCTAGAACCTGAGTCTTTACAGGACCGCCACTAGGTAACATCTCCTTATATGCCTGTGCTTGAAACTGGGTCACAGCCTCTGACAATAGTGGATGTGTTACACCACTCGCTCCTAAGAAGGGTTCACTTCGATCCTCGTAATTAATTCCAAGTAACCCTAATCCCTTTGATATCGCTTCTTCCCAATCTTCCCTAGACTCAACGTCCTCACGAAACTTACCTTGAAGATCCGAGGACAAAGAACCAAGTACATCATCATCTAATACCTCGGCTAAATTGGCATTGTGATCATAAGGCTCGGCAATAACCTCAGTTACCCCCTCATCCATAAGTTCTATACCATCAGGGAGTTGCTCCTCGGTACCCGGTACTTCGATCTGGAGACTGTCTTCTTCGGGCATTACCTGACCCCCTGCTCCCATTGATCCTTCTACCATGCCTGCGATTTGTCTAGGTTGTATTGCCATTATGTAATCCTCGTTACTCTTTTTTTACCAGGAGCTAGTATATCAGAAAATCTGTTCTTAACTAATTTCCCTTTTTTGTGTGGCTTTCTATTTAACTTTTTTCGTATTTTCAAAAGTCTAGTCGTCATTAGTAAGTACCTTTAAACATTCCGCCACGGTTTCTCATTACCCCGCCCATTGCTTTTTTAACTTTCGGGCCTACGTCTTTAGGCTTTTGAGGTTTGTATTTTCTTTCTTTAGGTTCTCTTTTTTCTTTGGTATAGACTTTTCCATCAACATGCACTGCATCATACTTACTAGAATCAGATATTTCAAACTCATCATCAACTATTCTTGCTAAAGCTCTTGCTGGATTTTTTTTATCCTGTCTTTTTATTTTTGCACTTTTTAGGTCGCCTTTGATATTTTTTTTAAACTCTGGTGCATATGTAAATTTTATTTTTTTATTTTTATTTGACATTAATAATATTCCCTTGCTCTTTTTGGAAACCAATCTTCTGCGATTTCCTCTCCTTGTAAACTAATAAATCCACCTTGTCTAAATCTCATTAGTGCCATAGTCATGCTATCACAATAGTCATCATGGTCGCCATTCGGAAAAGAAGCAACCTCCTCGATAACTTCGTCAGCAAACCTTTCGTCAGGATACCACACTTTTCCAGATTCGAAAATAGGAGATACCATATGCATCCTTGTGGTCTTGTCCATACCACCCCCACCCTTTCGCCTACCGGGACTGTAAGTAGTAACAGGTAAATTAATTAATCGTAACTCATCAGCCAAAGATGCACCAGACGCTTTCGCCTCAATTAACATCATGTCTGGCTCCCAATACTCGTTTTGCTCTATAGCAATCTCTTTGAGTTCTGGAAAATTCCAACGCCCTTTTTTAGCATCTAACAAAATCAAATGCTGCTCTCCGTTTTCTTTTGGCTCAAATACACCCCAAGTCGTAATAGCAGAATAGTCAGCACTCTCTTTTTTGCTATACGCAGTATCATAACTCTGAATTATGTAGTCCAATCTAGGTGTATCTTCCCTCTCCCATAACTGCCACCAATCTCGTTTGACCATAGCAACGTCATCAGAAGTGGGATCTTGTTGCCACTGAGCATTCCATTTACCAGGAGATAGTGACGCTTTGACTTTTAGTAACTCTTCCTTTTTCCAAAATTCATGCCACAGCGGTTCCCCCGAAGGAAGTATGGCTGGGAATTCAATCACCTCCCATTGATCCGCCATAATGTCTCTTGCCTGTGCCCCCAGTAACCTGCCTGTCAAATCCTTCTTTGACCATCTGGTCTGCACAATGATGATGGTTCCCCCCGGTTGTAATCTCTGCCGAGGTCCAGAAGTGTACCACTCATAAGCTGTGTCATACGCACTAGCCGATAAAGCATCTTGTTCCGAGTGCGGATCATCAATGATCAACAAATCAGCACCACGACCCGTCATTGCAGCACCCACCCCTGCAGCGAAATATTCCCCGCCTGCACTAGTCTCCCAACGACCTGCTGCTTGGCTATCCTGTTTCAAGTCCGTGTTGGGGAAGATCTCAGCATATATGGGATCGGCTATGAGATCTCGGACTTTCCTACCAAATCTTACAGCAAGTTCGGTATTCATGGTAGCCTGTATAATTTTTAATTTTGGATTACGTCCCAAGAACCAAGATGGCATAAGATAGGATGCAAACTCTGACTTGGAATGTCGAGGAGGCATATTAACAATCAATCTTTTTAGTTTACCCTGGGCAATAAGCTCTAACTTCTCAGCTATAATGCTGTGATGCCTACCCTCAATGAAACCGTCATACACATGCTTTGCATATGACATGAACTTCTCACGGGCCTTGTCTCTCGTTTCTAGCCTCTTGAGTTGTTCTTCCAGTAACAGGGTTTCTTTAAGTACCTCATCGGGCAACGCTTCTAGGTTCTTTAACATGTCCAAACGATAATACATTTGAATGAAATTATCAACCTAACTATTACAGACGTAGTCTGCAAGCATACTACGGTCATATGTGGGGGAGGGGGGCCTTGGTTCT